TGATGGAATTGATTGCAAAAACGGTTATGCGTAAAAAGAAATTTTTAACTCGAACAGAGAAATTAAAGGTATGAAAACATTTAAGGATGTAATTAATGAGGGTAAATTTATGACCCTCAAAGATGCAAGAAAAGCTGAAAATGATTATGATGGTGCTGATGACTTATGGGACACGTTATCCGATAAAGCTATAAAAAAATTAGCGAAGGCTAAAAAAATAGCGAAAGGTGCAAAGGTTGATAAAAATGAAGATGGGTGGGCATGGTTTGACCCTAAGTACGGTGAGTGGCGTGATGCAAATAATGAAAAAGAAATGTATTTGGATATGTGGCGTATCACAGCAAACGAAAAGCCAGAAGTTTTAAAAATTAAAAAGTCGAGTGTTTTTAAGTGAAAAATTTTAAAGAATTGCAAGAGGGCTTTGCCAACAGATTACGTGGTGGTAAAGTACCAGTCGGTTTATATCGTTTTAAATATGTGACGAAAGGTAATCCAAAATTTATAGAGAATTCTGGTACAAGACGTGGCATGGAAGTTATTGAAACGGGCAAAGACTATGTAATTTTAAACGGTGATGCAAATTCACATAGTTCATTAGTTGACTCATTGCAAAGATTGGGTGACGTTGATGGATATGTAGAGGATGCCTAGTGCATACGTTGCAACGTTAGCCAAAAAGAAAGGCATTACAAATGCAAAGTCAGAAAAACGATGGAAAAAAGCAAAACAACTTGCAAGTGATCAAGGTCATGCAGATGAGTACGATTACATAACAGGAATATTTAAACGAATGATGGGAGAAGATAACGTGAGTTCATTCAAAGATTTAATGGTAGAAGAGGGTGAAGAGGGTGAGCCGACTAACGTATCTGGTCAGAACGATAATCCAGACCTGCCCCTTAAAAAGAAAAAGAAAAAGAAAGAAGAAGTAGATGATGAAGACACTAACGAAGAACGTGAGCCAGATCAAACAAACCCGAAAATGAACGCAAAGCGTAATAATAAAATGCGTGGTGACGATCCAGAATCGGAGGCAGATGACGTTAAGCAGAAAAAGCCTAAGAAAAAGAAAAAACCTGATGCTAATAAAACAGGTGATAACCAAGGCGATCCTGTCAAAGAAGGTAGAATGAATTTTACTGAATTTCAAGAAGCACGTAAGTCAAAGTTTGACTATGAAATTATGCACGGAACTCACACAGAAGCCGTTGGTCAAGTGTTAGCAAAAATTGCAGAGCGTGGCTACGAAGTTTCAGACGATGAAGTTTTTAATAAAATTTCTGGTATTAGAAAGCCCGGAGTTGGTGACACAAATTCATATCATTTAACAATTACAAAAAATGGTAAGGAAGTTAAAAAACGTGCTGTCTTTCAGGTTTATAATCGAGACAATAAAGCACGTAACGTTCCTAAGCCATATGAATTAAACTTTTATATCAGTTAAGGTAAACACATGAAAAATTATATACAATTTCTTGTAGAAGCAGGACAAGCCGCAGGTAAAATGGAATTGGTTAAAACGCCTTTACCAGAAGCGAGAGCGTATGCAGAAGCACAATACAAAAAGTATGGCAATGACTTAGATACTGATATTCCAAACTTTGATAAAAATTATTTATTCGCTCAGAAACAGGCAGGCACGGGTAAGACCATGCGTAAAGATATGCCAGTTATTGACGAAAAGGACGTTAAAGATTTACAAAGACGTTTGGCAAAAGGTTACATTGACGTTAATTCGCCACACTCAAAAGATTTGAACGCACAAAAAGATCCGTTTCCTAAAGGGTTGCAATCCGCAAGCACTGGTAAAGCGTGGTTAGAAAATGGACTTGCAAAACATGACGGTGATAAAAAGGACGATAAAGTTAGCGTCTCAATGTCAAAAGTTACTGTGGGTAAATTACACCCTATTCAAAAACAAATTTATTTTGACAAGTCAATTGGTGCGTTAGCTGAATTTGGTCGTGAGAAGTCAATGGCGTTTATGACTGGTAAGAACAATGTTTTTATCATGTCAAAAGACCTTTACATTATTGACGGTCATCACAGATTCCTTTCAGGAGTTTTGTTAGATCCAAACATGCAGATCAACGCTCTTATTATTGATCTACCAATTGCTAAACTGTTACCGTTGACGTTATCTTATTCAGATGCCGTGGGAAACAAACGAAATGTCTAAAACGTATCGAGAGTTTACAGCAGAAGAAACCATATTACGTTCATTTTTTAAAAAGGGTGACGCTAAACGTGCAAAAAATATTTTACATGAATTAAAACCTTATTTGAAAAGACCTGTTAGATTTCCAGATCCAATTGAAGACGGCAACATTAATGATATTACAATGATAAATTACAATACTGATATTCATAATGAAATTGAAGCGAAAGAAGCGATTGTTGCCTATAATGAAGTTGCTAGAGAATTTAGGTCAGAAGAAATTAAGGCAGGTAAATTCGCAGGCACTACTAAAATGTCAGGACGTAAAATAAAAAACAATAATTGGAAACCACCGAAGTCACATAAATTAAATAAGAAAAAGTTAAGTGCTACCTTATTAAAATATGCGTAACATGACCCTTGCACGATAACATTCACTATGTTACAGTGCAATTTTTATGTTAGGGGTTTGTTATGGAAGTTTATTTAGATTTAGATGGGGTCTTGGTTGACCTTGAGCGTGGTTTTCATGTAGTGTCAGGTTTTGAGTTAAAACCTAATCATGGATTATCAGATGAAGAGCTTTGGAGTAATGCGTTACTTGTTGACGACTTTTGGTTAGGTCTTGATAAAATGCACGATGCAGATAAGTTGGTTGAATTTGTTTGTGAAAATTTTAACGTTGTGCATGTATTGTCAGCACCTCAACATTTATTTCATAGTTGCAAAACACAAAAAGAACAATGGGTTGAAAAACATTATATTAATACATTTGATAATATTAATATTGTGCCCAGAAAAGAAAAATATAAATTTGCTCATAGTCGAGCAGTTTTGATAGATGACTATATCAAAAATGTGAAAGAGTGGGAAAAACATAACGGTATCGGAATTCAACATTTCAATACAGAACAAACAATAATAGAAATAAAAGACAGGATATTATAAATGGAAACTTCAAACGAAAAATGGCTTAAAGATGCAGTGGCAACAACGGAAGGGTGGGTAGATCCAAAAACAGGCGAGATTTTAAAGTGTCAGAAAGGGTTGGACACGTCATTAGAGGCTAAAAAAGCCCCTCAGACAGCCTCTAAGCCCCACACAGCCCCTAAAAAGAAGTCAGCACCCAAAGCCAAGGCTAAAAATAAAAACGCTGAGAAGGGCTTAATGGACTCATTAAAAGAGACTCTTGAAGACCTAGCAAAATAATGTTACAATTCAAGGCGTTTGTAAATGAAGCAAGGCGTAACCCTAAGCAAAATCCAAAAATAAGTGCTTATGAATGGTTGCGTCCTTATAAAGATCGAGATGACATTTTTATTTCATTTACAAGCATTGGCAAAATAGGTATAAATCCACACTCAGGTTATAACACCCCGAATGGAATTTACACCTACCCATTAAAAGAAATTTGGGAAGAGTTCGATCATAACAACGAAAGGATCAAAGTGCCATTTGTAGGACAAGCACCCTATCTTTGGATATTGCAAGAAAATTGCACTAAATTTCAACGTTTGGGTAAGTACACCCAAAGCGACTTAAACAAAGACCTTGATAAAATGAAGGCATTGTTTAAAAAGAAAGGATCATTAGGTGGCATTGTAATTGATAAAAAAGGTGTTAATGAATTAATTGACACTTTTGGCAAAGACTTAATTGCAGATCAAGGTTTGACCCTAATTAAAAAGCCAACGATAAGGTCATTGATGGATGATCCAGACGCTAATGAATACATTAAATTTGATAAAGAACAACACAAAAAATGGTTTAAAAGAAGTTATGGTGAAGGTGCAACAAAGCAATACTTAAACATAGACCTTGAAGATAAGATTGACCTACAACAAAAAATTTTAGACCGTATAGTTTTAAAGCTCAATCCATTGGCGGGTCTTATCGCAGGTGCAATGAGAAATTCTAAGGGTGAAAATCCTGCAAAGACTTTTTGGAATATAACACGATGGATAGCACATGGTTATAATCCGATAGACGATGCTGAATTCAAAGTCATGACGATGGGCAAGGGTGTTAAATTTAAACATAACATTACAGCACAAAACTGGAATAATTTGCTAAGACAATTAGGTTATTGTGGCTTTGCTGATAAACAAGGTCAAGGCATCATACACCCTGCCGAAAGAACACAAGCCGTTTTCTTATCTAAGTCAGCATTTAAAGTCCTTGACAAAGTGCCTAATATTAGTCCACAAAAGGTCATAACTGACGTTAATGAAATAAGTATGCTTTCATATCGAAAATTGAGATATGATAAAAAAACAAATACCTTTGTTTTAAAAATGGGTGGCATGTTAGAAAAACCTACCTCCATACCATTTAAAGATATTTTAAAAATGAGTGACAATGCTTTTAGAAAAATAGGCAACGCTTTTATTGAGCCGAACCTTGAGCGTGGATATGGCACGGATGAAACGTTAATGAAACAATGGTTTAAAGTTTTTCCAAAAATTTCAACTAAATTAATAGATTCAATGCTTGGCGGTAGTAACGTTACAGACGAGGTTTACTTCAATAGAGCGAAACAAGTTTTAAAACTTGCAAAGAAAGTTAAGGCTCAAAATAGAGTTGAAACTACAATACACGACTTGTTAAGAGAAAAAGCTAAAACGATTGATAACCCATCATTCAGATGGAAAAAATTTATGTAAAGGTAATTTATATTATGAAAGTATTTGTTTATGGTACATTGAAACAGGGATTTGGAAATCATGAAATTTTGGGTGACTCTAAGTACCTGTTTTCAACAAAACTAAATTTAAAATATGCAATGATCGATACAGGGTCATTTCCTGCGTTAGTGCCCAGTAATAAAACTCATGGAATTTTTGGTGAGGTTTATGATGTTTCACTTGAAACTTTAGAAGAACTTGATTGGTTAGAAGGAGTCCCACATTTGTATAAACGAATTCATACAAATGGACTTAACCTTTATGTGGATAATTGCAACCTTGAAGGGACATTTATTGCAAGTGGTAATTTTACTTAGCTAGAAACTCGTCCCCGAATTTTTGTAATTTATTCCATTCTTTTTTCAAACGTTTTTGTCTTATGGGACTACGCTCTTTCGCATTTTTTTTAATGCGTTTGAGTTGGTCGTCTTCACCATTCAACTGATCTCTGAAAAGTCTATTCAATTTTAAAATATATTCTTTACGTTTATATTTAGGATCGAACGCTAATTTCAATGCAACGGCATAACGTCCTAACACGTTCATAACTTCTTTTTCTTTGTTGGCATAGTCGCCACCTGCATATCGAAATTCGACTCTTGCACTAGATGAACCACTCATAGCATTAGAAATGTTAGTACCAAAATATTTATCTTTCGGTGCTCTAATTAATTTTTCTAACTCTTTGAACATTCTTTTATTTTTAAATTCTTTTTCAGCGTTTGTAATTTCTTTTACTTTGAAAATATCATCTTTATAAACACGGCTACGTCTGTCAATGACTTCTTTAGTTGGTTTTGAATATCCATTGCTTTTGCGTCCTTCAAAATATTTATAGATCGCTTCTTCTTCCATGAACATCATCATTTTTAAAAGGTTTGCGTCTTTAAAGTTTTTGCCCTTATAGCTTAGGTTTAAATGTAAGCCAGTTGTTGAATTCGTATAACCATTCTTACGAATAAATGCTAACATTTCATGTATCATTTTTACACCCTTAGCAATTTGATAAGGTGGTGAAATAACTTCGACTCCACCTGAAACGCTAGGGTCTAATTCTACACGCCATTTTGTAAAGTTTTGGCTGTTGTGATAGTCACCAAAAATAGCTTTATTGGGGTCAAAGGGTGCATCATCAAAAGTTCCATCATATTTTAATTGATCAACGTCAATGTCGTCATTGTATTCATTACGCATTTCCATAACATAACTAGGTCGCAGGATTAGGTCTTCAAGGTCATCCCCCGGATCTCCCTGCCAAGACTCACCTAACTGATAATTTTCAAATGCTTGTTTTACTGCCGCATCCATTTCACTATCTCTGCCATAACTACCCAACGAACTATCTGTCCCTGTTCCTTGCTCTGAATAGAAATCATCAAGGCTATTTGAAGCGGTAGGCAGATCGCCATTCATATTATTGTCAACCCATTCCCAATCTTCTTCTGGACTTGCATGATTACTCAATAGGTCAAAAAGTTCGCCTGAGTTTTTATCTTTAATAGCTTGTTTGATTTCTTCAATTTGTTCTTTGATGTCTTCGTTTTCTTCTTCTAACGCTAAGTTTTTATTGTGCCAATCTTCTTGATCTGTTGTTGCCCAGTTTGACATAACCTCATGGTTAGCTTTCATTGCATCAATGTTAGCTTGTATTGTGTCCATAAAGTCTGGTAAAACTTCGTCTTTCCATATTTCACCGACAAGGTGATCTCTAAAATATGAGTCTTTTTTCTTCTCGTATTTTGTCCAGTGTTTATTTAGTTGATCTCGAATTCTATAATATTCTCGATCAAGTTCATCAAGGTCATAACCGTAATTTGAAGGTGAAACATTGTCAAGATAAAATTCAAACTCTGCACCCACATAAAGGTTGGGGTCGCTTAATGCAGACTTGCGTTCAAGTTTACCGATCTTTTCAATAAGATACTCTTTAAAATTGTCCATTCTTAGTCCTAACTAAATATATTTAATAACAATATTTATAATAGAGAGAAACGTGTGCGTTACGATGACGACTTTATGAAATACTGTTTGGAAAACTACCATACACCATTATTTACCCGTGAAGAGTTTGAAAGTGATCTGAACAAAATTATCATACTTAAAAAAATGTTCAAGCGATACTTAACCAATGGCAACATAAACGAAAGGTTAGTATTGAATAATATAACAATATTAATAAACGTGTTTGGGGTCATGGCAACCAACATCATTTTATTTTATAGACTTGAAGATGAATTTCACCCTATAGTCAAAGCCTTTCTTGAATACCTTTCAGCATTTAAAGATAATTCCTACACTAAAGATATTTCCGTTGATCCTACAATAGAAATGTTGTTGACAGATCTTAAATAAGTTGTTACCCTAAAAATTTATGGGAGTCACTTATGGCATTATGGTTAGATGAAAAATACTTACTTCAAATGGGGTCAAGTCTCAGATTATTCAAAAAAGTAGGCAAAGGCACGTATAATTGTCGGTGTCCGTATTGTGGTGACTCTAAAACAGATAAGTCTAAAGCCAGAGGATATTTCTACACCAAACAAAACGCTATGTTTTATGACTGCAAAAATTGTGGCAAGGGCACGACTGTCTCTAAATTTTTAGAGTGGTTTGACCCTGAACTATATAAAGAGTACGTTATGGAATTGTTCAAAGATCGTGGTTATTCCAAACGGAAAAAAAGAAAACCTGTCCCCAAAATGAAGTTCAATAAGATAGAGCGTAACATGGAAACCAATAAATTATTAGACCTGATGCAACCCGTGAGTGAGTGCCCAGAAGGTGCATTGGTTATAGACTATGTAAAAAATAGGCTCATACCGTTCAGAGAATGGGTAAATTTATATTATGCACCTACTATATCCATTGTCACAGATCATATCGAACGTTATCAAGAAACAAAATTCACAGAAGACCCTAAATTAGTCTTTCCGTTTTTCAATAAACAGGGTCAGTTAACGCATTTACAATTCCGTGCAATTACTAACGTGGATAAAAGATACCGCTTTATCACGATTGAATTAATCAAAGACAATATTAAACAATTTGGTATTCAAAACATTGACGAAAGTAAAGATGTTTACATTTGTGAAAGTCCTATCGACTCATTCTATGTTGAAAATTGTTATGCAATGGCGGGGTCAAGTGTTCCGTACAATGACTTAGATCCAAAGACTACTACTTTCATTTACGATAACGAGCCTAGAAATAAAGAAATTGTTAAATTTATGAAAAAAGCAATTCGTTTAGGATTTGGTGTTGTTATTTGGGGTCAGGACATGAAATATAATGATATTAATGATATGATAATTGGTACATGGAATAGAAATGATTTGAATGAGTATGTAAAATCTCATACGTTCCGTGGGTTATCAGCAGAAACAGAAATGCTTAACTTTAAATAGGGGGCAATTAAAATTGCAAATAATTAAATTAGATGAGTACCGCTCATTCATAGCACTGAGCCGTTATTCAAGATGGCAGGATAAAAAACAAAGACGTGAAACATGGACTGAAACAGTTGAGCGTTTACGTGACTTTTGGGTTGATAGGTTCCCAAAACAATTAAAGGGGTTTGAGTTTATTTGGGATCATGTAAATGAACATGAAACCTTACCCTCAATGAGAACGTTAGCCACCGCAGGTAAAGCGTTAGACCGTGATAACATTGCAGGATATAATTGTTCTTACGTTGCCGTTGATCATCCGAGAGTGTTTGATGAGACAATGTACATTTTAATGAATGGTACGGGTCTAGGTTTCTCAGTCGAGCGTCAATACATTAATAAATTGCCTGAAATTCAAGAAGAAATTTTTGATACTGACACAACCATTTTAGTTCGTGACTCTAAGACTGGGTGGGCAAAGGCTTATAAAGAATTAATTGGTATGCTTTACAATGGACAAGCACCTAAATGGGACGTTAGTAAGGTAAGAAAAGCAGGCGAACGTTTAAAGACTTTTGGTGGTCGTGCTAGTGGGCCAGAGCCATTGGTCAACTTGTTTAAGTTTACCGTAGAAGTGTTTAGAAACGCAAAGGGTCGCAAACTCACATCAATTGAGTGTCATGACTTGATGTGTAAGATTGCAGAAATTGTTGTCGTTGGTGGTGTAAGACGTTCAGCGTTAATTTCACTTTCAAACCTTTCAGATGAGCGTATGCGTAACGCTAAAATGGGTCAATGGTGGGATTACAATGGTCAAAGACAATTGGCTAATAACTCAGTCTGTTATACCGAGCTACCTGAAATAAATATTTTCATGAAAGAGTGGCTTGCTCTTATGGAGTCAGGTTCAGGTGAGCGTGGTATCTTTAACCGTGAAGCCGCAGAAAGACTTGTCCCTCAAAGACGTAAAGACCTGATGGAATATTTACATTATGGTTGCAACCCTTGCTCTGAAATTATTTTAAGAATGTTTCAATTTTGTAATTTGTCAGAAGTCGTTGTAAGACCTCATGACACGTATGAAACCATATTGAAAAAAGTTGAAGTTGCCGCAATTTTGGGGACACTTCAAGCAACACTAACAGACTTTAAATATATTCGTTCAGTATGGAAAAAGAATACAGAAGAAGAAGCATTGTTGGGCGTTAGCCTCACAGGGATTATGGATCATCCAGTTTTTGCAAATAAGAAAAAGCCAACAGAAGCCAACGGATTTCCAAACTTTAACAGCCTTGAAATGTTGTTAGAGACTTTACGAAATTATGCAGTAACAGTTAATGTAGAATGGGCTGAAAAATTAGGTATAAACCCTGCTATGGCTGTTACTTGCACAAAACCTAGTGGTACTGCAAGTCAACTGGTCGATAGTGCCAGTGGTGCTCATACACGCTATTCTAAGTGGTATATAAGAACGGTTCGAGCAGATAAGAAAGATCCTCTTGCTAAAATGATGGTTGATCTTGGTTTTCCAGTCGAAGATAATAAAATGAATGAAAGTCAATATGTGTTTTCATTCCCGATAGAATCCCCAAAAAAGTCAGTCTTTCGTGATGACTTAACAGCGATTGAGCAGTTGGAATTTTGGAAACTTTATCAGTTGCATTGGTGTGAACATAAGCCAAGCATTACAATTTATGTGAAACAACATGAATGGTTAGCGGTGGGTGCATGGGTTTACGAAAACTTTGACATTATTTCAGGGGTCAGTTTTTTACCTCACTCAGAACATACTTATCAGCAAGCACCCTATCAAGAGTGTTCAAAAGAAGATTATCTTGCATTTGTTGAAACGATGCCGAAAGACGTGGATTGGTCTGAACTTTCAAAATATGAAATGGAAGATAATACCGAGTCAAGTCATACGTTAGCTTGCACGGGAAACAGTTGCGAATTGGCATGATGATAACGGATGATATTATAAGGCGTGAAGCACTACGGGTCTGTTTTTGCAGGGGTTGTGCTAAAAAGATTGAAAGGGGGACAGAAATTATTTACACCTACTCCCCCGCAAATCGTGGTATGAATATTATGTTTTGTTTAGAATGTGCTAAAAAAATAGGGGGTTTAGCAGAAACCTATTGACAATAGGGGGTCAGGTTTTTATACTACCTTTAACATAAAATAATTTATGTTATCATTAATTTTAAGTAGGAATAATATCATGAAAAAAATAATTGCAAGTCTGGTTGGAATTGGTTTAATTGCGTCTGTAAATGACAAGGCTCAGGAAGTTGGCTCAAATTGATACTAAAAAATAATTGGTACAACCGAATTATTTACTCAGTGGTCATGCTTTTTAGTATGACCATTTTTATTTTAATTGAAATGTTTTTAGCTCTTTATACATGGTTGGTTACAGGTGAGAGTTTTGGAGGCGACAGTAAATACTGGGGTTGGGCTGAAAAAATGAGAGATAAATTAATTACTTTGAAATAAAAACCTTGACATTCCCTTCAATTTCCAGTAAGATGCACACATATTCAATAAATACAAGGAGTTATAACGCATGTTAGTAGACGTAAACATCCACAACATAGAGGCATTAAAGTTTATTAAACACGTCTGGGTTAGAGAGGATGGATCAAAATACTATTCATTGGATATTAAAGTGGATGGTGATGACAAAGTAGAAATTACTATGTTTTCTGATGCTGAACTAAACCTTACCGATGTCTTTCACGAAGATCCACATTCTGTGGGATGATAAATAATATAAAAAAGGATCTATTATGAAAGAATATAAAAACTTTTTATGTGAGGCAGGACTTGCAAGAGTTTGGAAGCATGGGCAAGAGCATGACACGGGAGCAATGACTGCTTTTCGTAACGCTCCAAAATGCGGAGACGGTGATCCATACACACATAAAGAAAATCAGGCACGTAATAAATCACTCAAGGCTAAATTAAAGTCTATGGGTTATGGCGTGATCGCTATTGAAGGTAAATATCCCGAAGGTGGCGTGGTAAAAAAAGAGTCCAGTTATTTTGTCATTGATCAAACTGACACTGGCAAACTTGAAGCTGACTTGAAAAAGTTAGGTAAACATTTTGAACAAGACAGCATTTTATTTGTGCCCAAAGGTACGGCAGGTTATTTAGTTGGTACTAACACTTGCTCAAATAATGATCTTGGCATGGGTAAGAAACTGCCATTTGATAAAATTAAATTAGGTCATGAAGGTGAGTATTATACCTCACTCATAAGGGGCAGACCGTTTACAAATGAAAGTATAATTTATGAATTCCGTGAAGTCATTTATGGGTCGGGTTATGCAAGCATTGTTAATGGTAGAATTGCCAAACAGGACTGGCAGGATTTGGTTGAATGAAAACCTTTAGTAAATTAAAAGAAGGTAATCTTACAAAACTAAAGGCAATGAAAAAACCTAAAACCCAATCTGTTAATTCCTTTGACAGATTGGGTAAGGGTGATCGAGTTACTATTGGTAATATGACACTCACATTAAAACAAAGAGTTGAATTAAAAACGCACCCATATGAAACCGAAGGGTGGTATATTGCATTAACGGATAATAATTATTACATTACAAAGTCTAAAAATTCAGATACATATAGATTATATAAAGCATTAAAACAGTCTCAGGTTGGTTCTGAATATGAGCCAATCTCAAAAAGTCCAAAACTAACTAAAACAAAAATTATAATTGGTGATCAGGTATGAGTGACGTAGAATATTTGACTGCTATGGATGACACTGACAAATGGAATTGGATTTTAGATAATAAGGAAAAAATTTATCTTAAAGGTGATGTTGATGAACTTAGAATTGTATTCAAAGAAGATGATGGCATGAGCGTTAGCTTTGATGAGCCAGACGCTATTGACCGTTTATTAGAGATGTGTTAATTAAACGGTTTGAGTTTTGATCTGCGTTATGATAAAAAACCCGTTCAATGTTTTCATTGTAAAATAAACGTTCACCAGTTTCGGTGACGCTTTCCAGAACGTTATTCAAGATCAATAATTTTAACTCTTGATAATTTGTTTCTGTTTTGTTTGGGTGTAAAGATATTATTTCAAACTTGAAATTTTCAACACCCGTTTGATCAATTGCCTCTTGAACGTATTTAGAACTTGACTGGTAGGTTTTCCAGTTTGACTCAACTACTTTATGGCGTTTGCGTTTTTTTCCCTTTAAAGGTGGCAACGTGCGTTTAGACCAAAATAGTTTTTTACCAAGATATTTTTTACCAGTGGTGATGTTTGTAATTTGATAGCAGAAACCATAGTTTTCTTTTATATCTTCTGAGGTAAATTCTTTGTCATTGTAAAGCCACATTTTAAAACCTATAATAGTATGTTAAAATACTATTTATATCGGGTCGTTAGCATAACAGGTTAATGCCCTCTGCTCATAACAGAGAGAATTAGGGTTCGAGTCCCTTGCGACCCACCACATTTATTTTCACTTTTTTTAAAATTTTCCTTGACCTTCCCCTCATATTTTGGTATTATATGCTCACTGGATAGGGGACATGCTCTCAATTAGGCTACACTCCCCTCAACTTGGAGCCGAAAGGCTCCCACTTTTTAAAGGATTTAATATGAAATCAGCAGTTTCCATATTCCCTATAGACCGTCCTCTAATGGAGTCTTTAGGTATCTATGACAACAGCACTCTTGCACCGAGAAAGTCGCTTACAAAGCTACTGGGGACGCTCTACGATGCAGGTTACACTGAAGTTAATAATTCTACTTTTGCAGAGACAGAAGACGGAATTGAAATTTATTTACATGTGACCATGCCAAAAGATGAAAATGGTCGCCATTACAAAAAAGATAAGCACGGCATGTGTCACTACGTTTAATTAAAGGAAAATGAATGAATATTTTACAAAAAATTAAAAATTGTATTGCAGAAAAAATGATTAATCGAAGCGTACCAAAAATGATCGCTGATCGGGTAGCACATGACTTTATTAATAATGACATAACCAAAACAGAAATTGATGAAATTCACAAAAAACGCATGAAATTGGATTATTGTAGCAGATCCCTTGAAATTAAAAAGGTAAATATTGGTAGCAATATCAACAAGTTACGTTTGATGTCATTGGTAACTCAAAATATCGGTAAATAAACCTTGACCTTCCCTCAGATTCGTGTATAATGTTCGTTATTGAAGCAATTAACTCAGGAGAGAGAAAACATGGCTAGAACAAAAAAGACAATTAGAATTGAAGACGTTTTAACCTTGGCAAATGACATGTTACGTGATAGTGTTGATAAAAACGATAAAGTCAGAGCAGGTGTTAGTGTTCTTCTTGAAAGCATTTTGCATAACACTGGCAATTACAACGGTTTCAAATATTTGACAGAACGTGAAATGAAAGTTTCAAGGCTTGGTGAATCAGTCGGAGTCAATTCTAAAGAAGACGGTTCTTTCATTGAAGACTATGATGAACGTTTTGAGGGTACAGACGAATCAAGACGCATGTACTACAGCTAGAGGTTATCTTATTTCATAGGACGGTAAGAGTTGTCCCTTAACACTCAAAGGAAAATTAAATTATGTTTAAAAATAATCCCAGAAATTATGTACCTGCTCCCGCAATTTACGAAGCAATGAGCACGTATGACGAAAACAAGCCAGAGTTTGACTGTTACCGACCTGTGGACTATGTAGAAGATTGTTATATTGGTGATTGTTGGATCTGTGACAAGTATGGCAATGTTCATCCAGATTATTGCAATTCACCAGTGCCAATTGATGCAAGTAACATCGGTGCTTTAGTTACTCGACTA